GCACGCCCTACGAGTCGGGCCAGAGCTTCATCCAGCGCGGCGCTGACTGCACTGGGGCCGTTTTCGGGGTCATCGACACCATCGACGGGCGGAAACGCCAGGAGCCCGCTGGGTTCCCGCACGACGGTTCTTTGCACGATCGTGCAGGCGCGATCTGCGCCGTGCGCGAGATCGTGCGCCGCTACTCGCCCTGCCACAAGATCGAGGCCGCCGAGGACCGCATGTTCTACGTCGAGCCCGGCGACATCGTGGTGACTGGGATGCCCGGAGGCGGGCCGGGCCACGTCGAGATCGTCGGCGCGCGTCCCAACGAGCTGTGGCACGCACAACCGGCCCCGGGGTTCCACCAAGGCGGCTGGTCATTCCTTGAACAACAGATTCTCTACGCGATCTACCGGATCGACGACAAAGACAGGTGGGGGCACCAATGCAGCGAGTAGCACAATGGTTCTGGCGGCGCGTCGATGACGTGACCTACAACTGGAACTGCAACAGGCCAAAGTTCTGGCTCAAGGTCGTGCTGGGGGTGAACGTCCTCATCGCTGGGGCCATCCTACAGTTTGGCGAGCCCTTTGGGCCTAGCCCCGTGCCGGAACCCGACGCTCCCCAACAGGCGTGGGTTCAACTGGCATGGCTCGTCATCTCCATCGGGCTGTCGCTCCTCGCGGGGCAGATGCTCGCGAAGAAGTCTGACTCCCCGATCGCGACCGACAAGCCGACCACGCTGTCGGTGCGCGGCTCGTTCACGCCCTGGCACGTCGGCATCCGCCGGGTCGGCCCGGTCTTCTGCTGGGCAGGCGACCGCGAGATCCGCAAGGAGTCCCAAGGCGGGGGCGGCAAGGGTGGCGGTGACGCGCCCGAGGTCGATGTCTACTACGAGGCGGGCTGGCACGTCCTCGGCATGGGGCCGATGTACGCGCTCCACTCCATCATCCAAGGCGGCACGACGATCTTCACCGGCCCGATCACGGCTGACTCACACCCGAGCGGCACGTCCGTCGATCTCGGCAAGGAAGGCGTCTTCACGATCTACTGGGGCGAGCCCACGCAGCCGACCAACAGCTTCCTCGGCAACGCGAACCGCGTGTCCGTCACGAGCCGCTGGCCGCACGCCTGCTACGTCGTGTGGAACAAGAAGCGACTCGCCGGGCAGACCTGGAACATCCTCGACTACGTTCTGGAGCGTCGTCCCTCGTGGACCGGCCTCTCCTCCTCGCAGGGATGGTACGAGCCTAACCGCACGCTCACGGGCGGCAGCGACAGTGTGGTCGCCGTGCTCGCCAACGCGAACGAGGACGTGGGTTACATCGAGGTCGAGGGCGACCGCACCTCGCGCTACAAGCCTACGTTCGACATTGAGCTGACTGGTGTTGGCATGCCGAACGGCACCTACGAGGTGCTGCGCTCCGAGATTAGTCAGACGCAGCTCGGGACGCCCCCGTACTACATCTACACCACGCAGACCCGCATCTTCCTCGTCGGCGGCACGCTCGGCGCGACCGCGACCGGCTCGGTGCAGGTCTGGGAAGACGACGAGACGGACGGCGCGAACATCGCGCACGTCATGGGCGAGCTGCTGTTCGCCGACTGGCCCCTGGGACTGCAACTCGACCCCGCACACATCGCGGAGTCGTGGGACCTGCCTTCGCTGGAGCTACTGGGCGTTGAGGCCGAGACGAACAACTGGCGCGCGGCCATCCTTGGTACGCAAGGCGAGACCGCCGAGGCCATGCTGGGCTCGATGCTCCAAGACCACGGCACGATGTTGCCGATCGACACCACGAGCGGCGCGATGCTGTTCCAGCGCATCCGCTTCCCTGCGGGCGTGCTCCCCGCATTCGTCGAGGACATCTACGCCGAACGCTTCCCCGAGATCGACACCGTTCACGGCGAGCAGCCGGTGGACAGGCTCATCTTCGCGTTCAGCGACCGTACGAACTTCTACGGCGACATGACGATCGCCGTGGACGACGACGGGCAGGCGAGCTATGCCGAGCACCAGCGTGCTCGCAAGGTCCCGCTCGTCAGCACGACGCTGTTCGACACGGCTGCCCAGCTCGCCGAGCTGCGGTCGCCCGAGGAACTCGCCCCCGGCGCGCAGTTCCGCCTCGACGCCTCGCGCGAGGCGCGTGACTTGCTCCCGGGACAGGCGATCACCGCCGAAGGCTTCGACGAAGTGCTCCGCGTGATCGAGGTCTCGGTGGACCCGCTCTCCGAGCGCGTCGAGCTGAAAGTCATCCCGGACTTCTACGGCGTCCCGCTGTCGAGCTTCGTGACTGGTGGGGGCGGCGTGGCTGCTCCCCCGGAAGACCCCGAGATCGACGAGGCGTTCACCTGGGTCGAGATCCCGGAGCAACTGCTCGGGACGACTTTCCCGGCGACGCAGTACGTCATGGTGCCTCGCATCCGCGCGAACTCCAACATCAGCTTCTCGACGATCCACTTCTCGGACGACGACGTGACCTACACGATCAAGGGTAACGACCTGAACGTGCAGACCGGCGGCACCACGCTGGCGGCACTCGACGCGGACGGCCCGACGTACGAGGCGCAGAGCGTCCAGTTCACGGAGCTTGGCCCGGACAACGCGACTGTGGCCGACTACTCGGCGGACCTGACGAGCTGGGGCCTCGGGCGACAGCTCGCGATCATCGTGTCCAGTGCTGGCACGGAAATCTGCTTCTTGCAGAAGACCACCATCACGGGCGGCAGCACCCGTCGCCTCGACGGCCTGCTCCGCGCCCGCTACGACACGCGCAAGCTCGCGCACCCGGTCGGCGCGGTGGTCTACATCGTGGACAGCAGCTCCATCACGGAGTTCTCCGACTCCCTGCTTGAGCCTACGCTGGCTCTCTGGGTGAAGTCGCAGCCCGGCACGACCGGCGGGCAGGTCAACCTGTCGGCGGTCGGCCCGATCGGCAACGCCCAGGTCGGCAAGGGTCAGGTGCCCATCGCTCCCGACTACGTTCACGTCAAGGCTCCGTACCCGACCGTCCCGGCCTTCGAGACCGGCGACGACATCACGATCGGTTGGGCCATCTCGACCGGCATCAAGAACACCGGAGCTGGCGGGCAGTCCGCTGGCGTCGCCACGGGGATCGCTGTGATCCCGGGCACGGTGCAGATCGAGTTCCTCACCACGGGCGACGTGGTGCAGGGCACCTACTCGGTGGACCCGTCCCTCGTGGACACCTACACCTACACCAACGCGCAGCTCGTGTCCGACTTCGGCTCCGAGCAGTCTTTCCACGTCCGGGTTACGCACATCGCGAACGGGCACTCTTCTCCGGTGAGCCCGACGCTCGCCGTGGACCTCATCTAACGCCCAGGAGGCAACACCAATGGCACGACCGACCAAGAACGACATCGACTCAGGCATCCAGAGCTGGGACGGCAAGATCGACGACAACGACGAGGCGCTGTTCAACGCGCCCATGCCGATCCACGAGCACTCGGGCGACGAGACCGACCTCGCCAGCACCTTCGCCGCAGCGGCCTACGACCGCTGCTTCGTGATGGTGGACGACACGACGTACGGCTGGAGCCTGTTCATCAGCGACGGCACGAACTGGCTCCGCATGATGAGCGTGGACAACCGGCCCGCGATCGTGGACCTCACGGACTCCACGGGCGGCACCGGCAACGACACCGTGGTCGCGGTCCCCGCGATCAACGGCTCGGGCGCGACGACCGCCCAGGAGAACGCGATCAACGACAACTTCGCCGACCTGATCGACAAGGTGGCCGAGATCACGAGCGCCCTGCGGGACCACGGGCTCATCACCTAGAAAAGTGGCCCCTCTGGGGTCATCTGCCCGGAGCCGGTGGCGGGATTGCCTCCCTCGTCATCGGCTCCACTTTTTTCGAGAAAGAGCTTGACTTCCGCTGAAACGGTGGTAGGATGTTCTTTCCTGCGCTCTCCCAAAGGGACGGCTCCTATTCGAGCCCAACCGGACCCCCTGGAGAGCGCACACGGGGCAGGCCGACCTCGTGAGCCGCTGCAAACGGCACGGGAGGAGCAGCACGCGCGCACGCGCTCCTCCCTGCGGCCACCTTCAACGAAATCGCCGCGCCCGAGTCATCAGACCTGGGCGCGGCGAGTCGCTTAGAGGGGCTTACAGGGCGTCCTAGAGCCCGCGCTCCTTCTTGAGCCTCTGGAAGCGCTCCCAGGGGCTCTCCTCGACCGGCAGAGGCCCAGGAGGCAGCTCGATGGCCTCGGGCTCGGCTGTCGGAAGAACTGGCATAATTTCCGACATCGGCACGATCCCACAGTGGTGCAGGATGTGGTCGCGGGGGCCGTAGCCGCCCGTGATCCCCACGGTGACGATGATGCCGAGCACCTCGCCGTCCATGTTGAAGACGGGGCCTCCCGAGTCGCCCGGGAAGATGTCGATGGCGACCCGGTGCGGGTCCTCGGTGCCGATCCCCTCGGTCCACCAGTGCTGGCCCTGGCCGTAGCCGGACTTGAACACGCGCTCGCCGGGGCGGGGCGCGCGGTTCGCCAGGGGCCACGGTTTCTCGCCATGGAGCCCGGTCACGAGGACTGCGGCATCAAGCTCGTCGAGTCGAATCACCTCAAGCACGACCCAACCGTCCACGGTAATAAACTCGGCTGCTACGCCATCGACGACATGCCAAGCGGTGAGCCAGGAGTCGTCGGTGATCGGAAAGCCGGACCCTAGCCCAAAGGGCGTATTCACCATCGCGGCATGGCGCGAGGTAAGCAGGGCTTCTTGTGGACGGGATTGAGTAGTGACGCACGCCACTGACCCGAGGGTCAGCGCGGCGCAGAGAGCGATTCGTTGCATGTCATTCGTTGAGCACGGGAGGCTTGGGCCTTGGCTCCGTCGCCGCGCTCACGCACAACGGAAGCCTGGGTAGCAAGAGCGTGGACAGTACCACACTTCTGACAAGTCGCGCGTTGGAATTTCTCCGAGGCGACTGGGTAGGTATGCGAGACACGAAGCGTGCCTTCGCAGGTAGGTATTGCGCAGTTCATTTAGCGTTTCCGGTGGGCTTTGGTTCCGACGATGTGATTGTGACGGCTGGATTGGATCAACGCGCCCTCGCTGCCGAGGTGCGGGTAGAATGCGTAGATGAGGGCGTCGGCCCGGTCGGGCGACTCACTGACTTCCATGCGCTTTCTCCATTCATCTTTGGTTTCGACCTTGAGCTTGCCCTTCCGGTCGGTGTAGTATTGCCGCGTGCTCAACTGCTTGAGCAGGCGGGCGTCGTTCGGGATGCGGACGATGTGCTCGCGCACGAGGTTGCGCAGCATCCACCACGCCTCGCTGTAGAGGTCGGCGAACATCGCTCCGTCGTACGGGCGCGCTTGCGTGTGGAACTCCAGCACGTTCTTGCCGCCCTCGTGGAACGAGTGCATGACTCCCTGGCCCATCCCGCCTGCGTCGGGGATGTACCAGCAGTCCGCGTCGCTCCAGTTCTCGTCGCGCTGGCGGGCGAAGGCGTAGTCCGTGACCTGGATGGGCTCGGTCTTCACGAACGTCTTGAAGTGCGTGATCGCGAGCCCGTGCCGTACTGCGATGACCGACTCGTCCCCGCCGAAGCGGGCGTAGTCGATGCCGATGGCAGCGTTGACCGGCAGCATGTCGGTGATGCCAGCGCAGCCGAGCAGGTTCGTCTTGGTGCAGATCGTCAGGTCCCGCAGGCCCATGACGTTGTTCGGGTCCTCGTGCGGGAACTCGCCGAGCACGCGGATGCGGTACTGGTCGCTGTCGCGCCCGTACTCCCACTCAAGCTGCTTGTTGCGGCTCGGGGAGACGATGTGCGGGTAGTCGCGCGCCGTGTCCTCGGCGTTGAACACCAAGCGGTGCCAGTGGTCGGCCTGCGAGGTGAAGAAGTTGTAGAACTCGCACGAGCTGGTGTTCGGGTTGCCGATGGCGAGGAACAGCGCGTCCGGGTTGGACAGCGTTCCCTTGATCGTCTCGATGATGCCGGGGGCGATACCGGAGGCTTCGTCCGCGATGAACGTCAGGCGCTTCTCGTGGATCCCCTGGAGGTTCTCCGGGCGCGTGGCCGTCGCGGTGCGGATGCCCCACATCTTCGAGCCGTTGATCTCCACCTTGGTGCCGTAGCACTTGACCATCTTCTGCAAGACGGGGTGGGCGTCCTTGACGAGGCGCGAGCACTCGTCGATCCACTGTTTGCACTGGCGCATCGACGGGCTCGTGACGATGCAGAGCGCGTCAGGGTAGCGCAGGCAGCGCCAGAGGGCCACGATGACCGAGATCGAGGTCTTCCCCGGTCCCTGACCGGAGCGAACAGCGATGCGCTTGAGCCGCTTCTCCACCGGCAGCCAGGATTCGAGCTGAACGAGGTCCAGCAGCTCCTCCTGCTGCCAAGTGTACTCGAAATTCATGGCCTCACGCGCGAAGATGCGGATGTCACCGCGCCAACGCTCGTAGAGAGGCTCGAATTGTCGTGAGAAGCGTCCCATCTGTTACCACATGACGATGTGGCGGGCTCCTTCTTGTCCACGGTAGCTGTCCACGACCTCCATGGTCGCGCAGAACTTCGGTTCGGAGCTTCGCGCGCCCAGAATCACGAACGTGACGGCTTCGGCGTGGAGTCCTTGCAGCCATTCGGGCCGGTTGGACACCATCCGCAGCTCGTGGCCCGCCTGATCGCCGAGTTTCAGCGTCTTCGAGCCCACCCACTTGCACACGGACGTGAGCGCGGGGTCGATCGTGGTCGTCACGGCGCGCATGAACTCCATGAAACGCTTTTCGAGGTCGCGGTTGGCCGCGATCACGATGCACTTCGAGCCATCGACGCGCAGGAGCCGCCAGAGCGCGCACAGTGCGACCGCGTTGGTGGTCTGGGCAGACGGCACCTCGGTGACTTGGAGAGGGTCCTCGTCCTCGTAGAAGCGGTGCATCAGCTCCGCTTGCGAAGCGGTAGGGCGCAGGCCGAGCCGGTG